TAAGAGATAACACCGTCTTTATCTTTTTTCACTTTACCAAATAATACAACGGTGAATAAGCCTTCCAAAGTTAGCTTTTCATCAACCATTTTACCAATAGTTTTAGCTTTATATTTCTTTCTACCTTCAATATCAGTACCTTCCTCAACATGAGTTAGATAGAATACCATCAAATCTTCTCTCAAAGATAAAGGAAGTTTTGATATTCTAGCCAATGCGGCACCAATTTGTGTAAATTTTTCAAAACCTTTCTCATCTGATCTATCAAAGAACTCAAATGAAGACATGTATTGAAAGTCATCCACTACAATATTTTTGATTTCAGGTCTTTTCTCAGATACATATTTTAAACAAGCCTCAATTTGTTTGTGGTTTGCTGACATGTACATATTACCATCTGGATTTTCTTTAGACCAGATAGTATATTTTGATTTCCAACCTTTGAATGGTAATGCTTTACCACTAATATTTATAATAAATGTTTCTTTTGGGTCCAGGTTTTCTATAGATGTACTCTTACCTGAACCAGATTCTGCAATTACAAGAATGCCTTGTGCCATGTTACTTAGATTTTTTAGCTGATTCAATATTTGTTTTTCTTATAAGATCATTTAACCACTGCTTATCTGAAACAGGTAGTCTCCACTCAATGGCACAATGATCCTTCATTGTCATTTTACTCATTGGAGCATCTTTAGGCTCGGGACTGTCTTCTTCATCCATTTCAAATGGAGGTTTTTCATCAAGAACGGTATAATCAGAAGTAGCTGTGGACTTAAGAGCTAAGGAAGTCAAATTGATCTCTTCTAGTTCTTCTATCGGTACAAACCATCTGTCATAAGTTTCCTCAGACTTCTTGTAATACTCATTCAAATAATCTGGATTACCTTTCAATCTATATAATGATCTTTTTTCAGGATCAAGTGGATTGTAAAAGTTATCCGTTAGTTCTGTAAAAAAGTTTTCTGCCGTTAATTCTTTCTCATACAAAGAAATGTAAAGGCCGTCTTTCCATTTGAAAGCTGCTTTAGGATAGAAATAAGGATTAGATATTCCTAACATTTCAAATGCTAGTGAATGGTTAGCTCTCATTTCCTCCACAATCAACTTTCTTTCTTCCGTTGATGGTCTTTGTGTAAGCAAAGGTTTCTTTTCAGCAACCGTACTCTTCTTACCAATTGACCTAGTGCTTAAAGCCATGTTTTAAGGTTTAGTGGATAATACTTGTTTTTTGGCTGATCCAAATGCCGGTGCTGCTCCCTCTTTAACTTCAAAATGCTTAAGGTCTTGATCAAACAAAAGCATGCACTGTTCACCGTAACGGTTCTTGATAAGATGGAAAACCATCATACCATTGTGCACTTTAAGTTTTTCTGGACCATACTGTGATATTCCAAGAACGTCAGGTCTGTTCATTGCAATAGTTACATCAGCATTTTGCATGAGGGCATCAGCTCCAAAGATATCAGATGCCGTAGGATAGTTCCCAACTACCCCATTTTCTTTTCTTTTTGGGTCTTCAATTGTCCTATTCATTTGTGATAGGATTATATACATGCTATCTGGAATTCTTTTCTTCAGATAGACAAGCTCTGTAGAAAGAGCATACAAAGTATCTATTTGACTTTGTTCATCTGTACTTCTTTTAGTTAGTACAGAGTGGTCAATAGTTACAATGATGGGTTTTTTTACAGCTTGGTAGAACTTAATAACTTCTTTACGGAAATCCGTAGCTGTTAATGGATCTGTAACATAGTAAATGTCATCATTCTTTCTAGCTTCATGGTACTTCTGGATATTATCCATGTCTTGTTGACTCAGATAAGTTCCAGGTTTTGCACTAAATAGTTGAGCCATTTCCATGTTCATTGGTTTTGTAAGTTCTCTGGCACCAATTGACCTGTCACTCATTTCAAATTGAAAGTTCAGAATAGCAAAGTCCTGGTCAGGGTTATTATAATGGGCATAGTTAGTTATTTGTGAAACTACAGCGGTCTTACCAGTGCCGGGTCTACCAGCAATTACATAAACACCACCCCATTCCAGTCCATCTAACATAACACCATTAAGTTTGGCCCAAGGAGTTTTAATGGATCTGATCAAACCGTGTTTTCTCTTGTTAATATAACTAAGAGTTTCTTTACGGATCTCAGAAACATGCCTCCATTTAGGAGCTTGTTGTGGGTTAGGACTTTGTTGTTGTGTACTCATTCTTTAATTTGTTGCTAAATTATTAGCGGGTCTACAAAGATACAACCTGACATGCAAATAAACAAGTTTTTTCTAAGATATTTTATACATTTGTACATCACTCTCATTATCACTTGCATCATCTCCATTCTGGATTCTTTCTATATATTCCAGGATGGTATAGTTATTCACTCCAGCTTTTTGTACCATAATAAAATTGGAGGCTTTCATGGTGTACTTCTCTTCTACTATCTCAGATAGATAGAGGTCCGTAGCACTTTGTATAGTTGGCCAGTCCAGGCCGGGATTCATATAAAACAACTTTGCAAATTTCTCACTCACCTCTGCAATAGTTGCTTTTTTCATTTTGGGAAACTTGTTCCTGTAAGTAGCAATCTCAGTAAGATATTCTTCCCCGAGCAGGTTGGTGCTGACATTGGGCTTTGTCTTTCTATACAAAGCATCTAATGCACTTAGCACTTCTTCCCCTTTTTTGGTAACCTTATTTTCTTCAGTTAACATATTCATAGCTTTTAGCATGACTATGTCTCCTTTTACAACAGTACCGGATAGAATATTAAATGTAACATTGTTACTAAAGCAATACAGGATGTAATGCTGATTGGGAGTTATCCCACTTTTCTTTAACTGAGTGTAATAATGCAAACTCATTTCCGTAGGTTTTTACTATGTCATAAATAATATTATCATAAATACTGATAAAAATAGGGTCAGTTGCAAGAAGATCAGTGGCAGTTCTAACTGAATGAATAACAGTTGTATGATCACGGTTTCCTAGTTTTTCTCCAATAGGATTAAGATTATATCCTTGTCTTTTAGCAATATAACAAAATATTTGTCTTAATATGACAACTTCTCTGTATCTATGCTTAGACTCAAGACTACAACCCATGTTTTTAAACTTTTCAGGAATGTGACTATCAACAATCTTTTTAATATTATCCAAACTTAATGCATTTTGTACAATTTTGTCTTTTTCTCTGTTTATAATAACAACAGGCCTAAAGCCCACTTTATCATAAAAATTTTGCTGGAATTCATCTACCAGTTTTTTGATAACCTTTTCTTCATATTCTTTTGGATCCATAAGGTGTTAATTTTAAAATTTAGTTGGTGAGTAGAGTAAAATGTGGTATATTATTATGTAGATACTATATTATTTTTTATTATTAAATATTTTAATTATGGCAGTAACATTAGCTTATTATGCTCATACAGATGAATCTGGCTTCCCGATTCCATCTACAATGATGGGTTTTAAAGCAGAACCTACAAGTTATAACAACTTAGTATTGTTACCAACTACACAAATGACTGTAGGCGGTGGAACAAGAGTTTATCAACCAGAAGGTTTACGTTATTTTTACCGTTTAAACAAAGCTGGTAAAATTCAACCTAACAGCTTGATTATCAGCAAGAAAAGACCAGCTGGTAACGTATTAGAATATATTAAAGTAATATAAGTTTATTTTAATATATGTCTAAGATGGCTACTACTAATGAAAGTAAGATGCTTGATATGGTTAAGATATGGTTATTTCCATCTCTTATATCCGTATTAGGCTGGTTTCTCATTACATCGGTTAATGAAATGAAATCAGACATCAAGAAACTCCTTGCACAAGCTAGTGCTGATCAGGTTCAGATTGAGTATTTACAAAAGGAAGTGGATGCATTAAACCATAAAACATTTGGTATGACTAATCCTAATCCTCCAAATGAAATACCTAATTATATACATTCTGACCTTGCTTTTTTACATCAAGAGGAGGACAAAAATAAATATAAAAATTCAAAAAAAGTAACATTATGAAGAAAGTTTTAACATTTTTATCAGGATTATTTAAGGATGAACCAGGATCTCCAAGTATGAAGAGAGTATGTGGTTTAATCTGTGTATTAGTATTGTGTGCTACTATGTATCACAATTCATTTTCTGAAGAGCATATAGCTCCGGCTCCTACATTAGTTAATGCTGTTGCAGCTTTAGCATTTGGTTGCCTTGGTTTAACTGCTGTAGAGAAGATATTTGTAAAAAAAGAAGAAAAAACTGAAGAATAGTTTATGTTTAGTTTCAAAAAATCAAAAGAAATAGTAATAATTTTAGGTGTCTACCTATTATTTTTATGGCTTGTACTGCTTATTGGCAGCTGCAATCCTGTAAAACAAGTATTAAAAGATAACCAAAAGTTTGAAATTGTAGCAAAAGAAGTAGTTAAAAGAGGATATTGTATCAATGACACTGTCATAGTAGACACTGGTCATATTGAAATTGTACATGATACTACTAGAACTGTAGATAGTTTTAAACTTGGTGGTACATATCAAAACATTGACACCATTCTTCCTTCAGGAGCAAGAGTTAACATTCTTGATGATTTCTTATTTGTAGAATGTCCTGAGGCCGTAACCACTACACAAACATTACATAAAACTGCATTTATAAGAGATTTAAAACTTGAAAGCATCCTTAAAGAAGAGATATCTGTTAAAGATGATAGTATTAAAAATCTTATATTTTCTGTTAGAGATAAAGAATTAGTTGCTAAGGAAGCAGAGGCTAAGCTAAAAAGTGCCATATTTAGGTTCTGGATACTTATTGCCGTGTTAGTATTAGCAGCAGCTGTAAAAATATACTTAAAATTTAAACCATGAATTTAGAAAAATTAAAAGGACATATTCCTGACTCTGTTATTGCACAATTGCCTGATGTCATTAGTACCTATAAAATAGACACAGCATTAAGACTTGCTCATTTTTTAGCTCAAACTGGCCATGAAAGTGCTCAGTTTAAAGCTGTTAGTGAAAACTTAAATTATGGAGCTAAGGGTTTACGTGGCATTTTTGGAAAATACTTTCCAACAGATGCATTGGCTGCAGCATATGAACGTAAGCCTGAGAAAATTGCAAACAAAGTTTATGCTAGCCGTATGGGAAATGGGGATGAAGCTAGCGGTGACGGTTATAAATACCGTGGCCGTGGCTACATCCAGTTAACAGGAAAGGATAACTATAAAGCATTTGATGCTACAGTTCCTGAAGACATCACTGCAAATCCGGATTTAGTTGCTACACAATATCCTTTATTGTCAGCAGCTTGGTTTTGGAACAAAAATGGCTTAAATGCTATTGCTGATAAAGGTGCTGATGATGCAACAGTTACTTCTGTTACTAAAAGAGTTAACGGTGGTACTATTGGATTACCTGACCGTATCAAGCATTTCAAAGAGTATCATGCACTTTTAAAATAATAAACCATGGCAAAGGCAAAAGCATCAGCATCAAATAATAAGATTACATTTGGTGCAAGAAAAGGCGGTAAGTATAAGAAAACTTCTGGACCAAAAGAAAAGAGAGTTTCTAAGTACAGAGGCCAAGGAAAAAGACATTAATTTCTTAACCCTTAAATATAAATTTCCCCAATGAAAAAAGTTCTCTTATTCTTGCTTATGACATTGGCTTACATTCCTATGTTTGCTCAGTCAGGTCCAGCTGCTCCCGGTACAGGGATCTATGCTATTATTGATACATCTTACAAAGTGGGTACAACTACTTTAGGATATTCAAAAGCTAAAATTACCTTGAAAAACACTACAACTACTAAGTACACTGCTGTACAGTTTCGTGTTTTTTATGACAAAAATGCCTTCACAAGTGCTTCTGTAGCTTTGTTAGGTTCAACTTCTAACTTAGATTTACAAGCAATTGACTCAAATGCTAACGGTTTTGTAACCGTTTCTCTAGTTTACACTGGTTCTAGTGCAATATATAGCATGCCAGACAGTGAAAAATTTGAGATTACATTTAACCACAAACCAGCTGCTACATTTGTAGGTTTAGCTAGTGTGGATAGTTTAAGATTTACTGGTGCTTCTACATTTCCTAAGTATGCTTCTACACAAGCGGGTATAGACACTGTATTAAATCTTTATAGTTATGGTGGTGCTTGGTTAGGTAATAGACTTAACTTCCATGGTACATTTAAAAATGTAACAGGAACTGCAGCTAAAAACTTAACTCTTGCTTTAGAAAAGAAACCACACACTGGTTCAACTTGGTCCCAACATGCTACATACATAACAAATAATAGTGGTGATTTTAGTTTTAGTGAACTTATAGATACCACTTATTATGCTGTAAGACTTGCTGTTAAAGGTGACACTATGAATGTTGGTAACGTTATTTCTACTGCAGATGCTCAGTTAATTAATCAATGGGTGTTAGGTAATGGTACCATGACAGGTTTTGATTTCTATGCAGCTGATGTAAATGGATCAAATACTACAACAATTGCTGATGCTTATGGTGTATTTGGTAGAATCTCTGGTAGATTTTCTGCTTGGCCTAACTCAGTACAAAACATTAAGTTCTTTACAGAATCTGAATACAATACTATTAATGGTTCAACTACAAGTTATACATCAACAATCCCTGGTGTAACTAACTTCTATTATACAATTCTTCCAGGTCAACCAGACTCAGTTACATATTATGTAGCAGTTCCGGGTGATGCTAATAAAACAGGTTATCATATGGCCCGTGTAACTCCAATTCAAGTTTTAGTTACTCCTCAGCCAGGTATTGATTCTCAAATACACAATGTAATTGACCAAAGAGTACAATATGATTTCCCTACAACAAGTATTGAAGTTAATGTACCTCAGCTTTCTGTACAAGAAGGGAGCCTAGTTAATATTCCAGTTAAGGTTTTTACAAACAATGAAGAGCTTGGTTCTTTACAGTTTGGTTTAAAGTATAATGACACTTTATTAGAATTCAAAGGTGTGCATTCATCTGAATCAGCTGGTAAATGGTTAACATATGTAAATCCAGAAAACAATCAAGTTGACTGGGGTGGATATGATAATACCAGTAATGTAGAAAATAAACTTAAGAATGGTGATGAAGTGGTTACATTACAGTTTATTGCTTTGAAACCACAAAAAGACTGGAATGTTAGTCCTTTATGGACATCTGAAAAGTTTGCGGGTAATATCTATTCTCAAGATCTTAACATTACACCAACTAATGGTATAATTAAAGTGATGAGAATCCATGGAGGATCAATTCTTAATGAAAACTCTATGGAAATATATCCTAATCCAACTACAGGACCAATTGTTGTAGCATTCAACGTTGGTAAACAAACAAATGCTAAACTTTGTGTATTGGATTTGAATGGTAAATCTTATATGACTATTGCTCAAGATGAGTTTCCAGCAGGAAATTATAAATATTCAGCTGATTTAGGTGAATTAGCTGAAGGATTATATGTTGTTACACTTACAACAGAAAATGGTAATATCACCAGTAAAGTAATAAAACAAAAATAACATGTCAGAAGAAACAGTACAACAAGAAGGTGGTTGGTCAGGTTTAAAGAAAACCTTAGTCGGCACAATATCTACAGCTATCTTAGCTGGAGGTACATTTATAACTACTAAGTTATTTGGTGGTGGTGAATCTAAAGAGGAAACTAAAACAGAACAAGCAGCAGCTCCTGTTATTAATGTTAACTTAGAGAATAACAACACTAACCAACAAAAACAATCAGGTGGAACTAACACTATCATTAAAGAAAGAGTGGTAGAAAAAGCTGCACCAGCTGCAGAGAAACCTGCTAAAAAATCTGAAACAGAAGATAGTCCTTGGTAGTATGAAAAAGATAACTTTATTCCTTGCAGTTTTAGTATTATTTAGTGGTTGTGTGACTATTCTAAAGCATCAAGCTAAAAGAAAATCTTGCAATTATATTAACAAATATACCCCTAAGAATATAAAACATCATTTTAAATAGTATGAAAAAATCATTAAGCAATTTATTAAAACCTGATGCTCCTGTACAGGTAGAAGACAAAAATAGATTCTACTACATGCTTCAGCAAATGCAAACTAACCGTTGGAAAATCACGGGTATAGTTTTATTCTTATTTTTCTTTATCATATTCGGTATTAATATGGCCGTTATGTTCAAGTTAGAAATAGCTGAAAACTGGAAAGAAATGCTTTTAATTCTTTTAGGTGCATTTGTAGGTAACCTTAATAAAGTGGTAGATTACTGGTTTAACTCTGAAGACCGTGATAAGATGCTTATCCAAAAAGTTGATGAAGAGGACGGTGTCTCCCTATCAAATGTATCAAACAATGAATAAGTTTTTATTATTATTATTTATCCTGCCGGTCTCAGTTTTTGCTCAGATCGGCAGTGTTAAAACTGAGAAATACCAGGCTGAGTTTGAAAAGAAGCAATCAATTGAACTTGTAGCTGATTACACTGACACTATTAAAGTGCCGGTTCAGTTATTAAAAATTGGTATCAATGAAGAGCTTTTTGAAATGTATCCAGAGCTCAAAGATAAAAGAGTTGGACTTGGTGTTACTAATATAGTTATAGAATACCTTGAGATGACAAATAGATTTGTCTTTACAGAAGATAAGTTGGAGATCAAAGAAAGAATGATTAACCAATTTAAAGCTTCTGCAAAAGGATTCACAGAGAATAAGCTAGATGGAAAAGGCAAGATTAAACTTGCTAAGTATTTTGTCTACATAGAAGTGTATGACTTCAGTGTATCAGAAGATGAGGTGGTTAGAATCAAAGGTGAATCTAAAACAACTCAGACAACCAGACTTGGCCTACAAGTTAAATTTGTAGATGCAGAATCTGGTGAAGTAATTGTTGGTTCTGGATTAGGAGAAGCTAGTACAATTAAAACTATTTCTATACTTGACGGTATAGATGAAACTGAAATTAAATTTAATCAATCCACTATAGGTATTACTACTAAGAAATCCCTAGAAACGGCATCCTCAAGAGTAATAAGCAGACTAATTAAAAAAGGTGTTTTTAAAAGTTGAGAATAAAAATATTAATATTAACCCTGTTAGTGGTATTGGCTTCTTTTACAGAAGCTAGCTCATTTGTATATAGTTACAATGACCCTTGCACCGGTGTATTAAAAAAGATTACAGTTCCTAATACAGGAATTACAGTGGCTTATTACGGCCAAACTAATACATTTTCCCCTCAAGATTTCTCTAATGGTGCATTTGAAGCCTGGACAGCCCAGGTATATTCCTCTTACGGGGGAAATAACCCATGTTCAGAAATAGTAGGTGTTCCTACAGCAGTAAATATTGCACAATCTACAGCAACAAACTTTATTGGTCTTACAAACTCCCTATCTGCTTTAGCAGACATTGCAAGTTCTGCAACAGGTGGTACATCCAACGTTCTTGGTGTAGCAGGATCTGTACAAAATAGTACAGGTGCTGGTACTGGAGGCAGTGGTGGTGGAGACAATAAAGGTGATAATAAATCATCAGGTGGTAGTGGATCAGGGACCAGTGGTGGTAATTCTGGTTCTGGTAATTCTGGAGGCGGTAGTTCTGAAAATAATTCATCCACTCCTACATCTTCTAGCTCTAATTCTTCAGGATCTGGTAATAACAATTCAGGTAATAATGGTGACAATTCTTCATCTGGTGATGGAGAAGGTGGTAAAAGTAATCTAGTTGGTGGATCTG